TCATGACAGAAAGGAGGCCGGAGAGTGCTCGCAATCGAAGTTCTGATGTCCGAAGGAATCAACGAGGAGACACGAGAGTTCGTACCTGCTGTTGTTGCTAAGCTTGAATTGGAGCACTCTCTGGTCTCCCTGTCAAAATGGGAGTCAAAGTTCGAGAAGCCCTTCCTGAGTACCGAGAACAAAACTCCGGAAGAGATTCTCTTCTATGTGGAAGCGATGACTCTCACCCCAGATGTTCCCCCGGGGGTTTTTCTGAAACTCTCCGAGGACAACATACGGGAGATCGACGCCTACGTCGGCTCGAAGATGACGGCCACCTGGTTCAGAGAAGATGCGAACCAAGGACGTAGCCGCGAAATCATAACAGCCGAGCTCATCTACTACTGGATGTTCTCTTCGGGTATCCCGAAGGACTGCGAAGACTGGCACTTGAACCGTCTGTTCACCCTGATCAGGGTGTTCAGTGAGAAGAACAAGCCCCAGAAGAAGATGAGCAGGACCGAGATCGCCCGGCAACAACGATCACTGAACGAACAACGACGAGCCCAGATGGGCACTTCCGGATGAGAGGGGGAATTCGTCGTGGCAAGGCTCGACTGGAACGCTGCCGGTTCACGTTTCTACGAAGCAGGCGTTGACCGGGGAGTTCTGTACGTCGACGGGTACCCCGGCGTCCCCTGGAACGGCTTGACATCCGTTGACGAAAGCCCGTCAGGCGGAGATCCGAAGCCGTTCTACATCGACGGCGTCAAGTACTTGGCAGTTCCGTCCCCGGAGGAATTCGAGGGGACCATAACCGCCTTCACCTACCCCGACGAATTCGCCCAGTGCGATGGAACGGCCCAGCCTCGATCCGGTCTTTTCCTGACGCACCAGCGACGGAAGCCGTTCAGTCTTACCTATCGGACCTTGATAGGCAACGACCAGACGGACGCGCTCGGGTACAAGATCCATATCGTATACAATGCTCTGGCCTCACCGTCGAATCGGAAGAACGGCACCCTCAAGGACCAGACCGACCCGAGCGATTTCAGCTGGAAGATCACGTGCAGGCCTCCGTCCATCGATGGGTACAGGCCCACTTCGCACGTCATCCTCGACACTCGTACTACCGACCCGTCGGTGATCGAGACCGTCGAGGATATTCTCTACGGCACTGACGCAGACGCCGCGAGACTTCCGAGCCTGATCGACCTGATCGCTGCGTACGACACCATATCTACGCTCACAGTGATCGACAACGGCGACGGAACCTGGACCGCTACTGCTCCGTTCGATGTTATTCGGATGCTGGACGACGAGACATTCGAAATCACCGCGCCTACCGCGAACTTCATCGACGAAGACACCTACACCCTCAGCTCTGAGTAGAAAGGCGGTCCAATGGCAACCGTCACAGGCATGACCGCCGCCGCGATGCAGGCCATCCGGGACGGCACGGTCACAGGCGCCATATTTGACTCGGCGAACCATCTCATCCTCACCAAGCAAGACGGCACTCAGATTGACGGCGGAACCCTGGGCCTTGCAAGCGTAACGGCCCCCGGTCAGGTTGAGCTCGCAACCAGTGCCGAAACGCAGACTGGCACGGACGCAACCCGTGCTGTGACTCCGGCGGGTCTCGCATCTCTCCCCGGGTTCAGGGCTCAAATCCTGGCTTCCAACTCGGTCGCTGAGACGGCGGGTCCTGGCTCATGGCCATATGCTGTCTCGATGATGGCTGCGGTCTCAGGTTCGGGGTGGTCGCTGAACGGCGGTTCCGGAACTGTCGTTACGAACAGCATATCTGTGGACCGGACTACGCAGACGTTCTACGCCTCCAGCGGCGGTACTCTTCCGGCTGCCGAGTGGATGAGAACCTATCACAGCTCCAACGGAGGCGGAGGCTGGACGTCCTGGGTCCAGGTCAACGGACCGGTCACGCTTAACCCGGCGAGCTTCACCCAGAGTACAGCTCTCACTTCATATCCGCAGGGGCAGTCTCGTCTCTACTACACCGCGGGCTCCGCGTCCGGCTGGGACTTCTCAGCTCTGGCTCCGGGCGAAGTGATCACCTACAAGGAATCAGCCAACACCTTCGGGCGTCAGACGTTCACCCAGCATTCGGCGGGTAGTGCGAACACCCCTGAGCAGTGGGTGCGGACGTCAGACAACGCCACTGGGTGGTCGGCCTGGAAGAAGCTCCTGAACGATCAAGGAGTCTGGACTCCTTGGACTCCTACCTGGAGCTCTCAGGGCAGCGTTCAACCTTCCCTCGGAAACGCCGCGCTCAACTGCCGATATTTCAAGCTTGGCCGGAAAGTCGATTGTCTGTTCGAGGTCGTCTTCGGGAGCACCACGAACTTCGGATCGTCTCCCACCACAAGCGACAACTGGCAGTTCAGCCTTCCCGTCACCGCAGCTCGAACCGCCGACACCCTCGGCTTTGTTGAGATGAGTAACAACAGCAACAACCTGATGTCTTTGGCGCGAGCCCGAATGTACTCCGCCACCGGATTCCGTCTCGGTATCGCTACCGGGCGAGTGGACGGAGTGATCGCTACCAATCCGAACGGCCCCAGCGGTGACGTCGACTCGCTGTCCCCTTGGACCTGGGTAACCGGTGGCTCGCTCAAGGGCTTCTTCAGTTACGAGTCCGCTTCCTAGAAAGGAACGCTCAATGCTCGAACAGCGTTTCAATGTTGGCGACGCCAACAATGCGCCTCTCTACACGATCAACATAGAGGACGCGCCCAAGGAACAGAGGTATGAGTTCGCCATCAGCACCTCCAACCTCGGATGGTCCGACGGGATCCACGTTTCGGACGTCGACGCGGCAGTTCAGGCGTTTGCCGACTCCGTGGCTTCGGTGTCTTCTACCGCAGTGGCAACCATCACGAAGACCACTGCCACCACGGCCGCACTCTAGCCGGAACGGAGTTTTCTGCATGTCCCTCGGCTACGACGTCAACAAGGGCACCCTCGACATGAAGGCTGCCCAGACGGTACTTCAACTCCGCCAGGCATTCGACGGTGTCGAGGCCATCTCCGCGTGGCTGTCGAATCACCCCAGCGACGGCACTAACGACCCGCTAGTGGCCGATTTCGGCTACTCGGCGGACGAGGCCTACGTCCTCCGGAACTACTTCGAGACCTTCAATGGTGTCCGCATCGCGAACGCCAACACGTTCGATGTCGGCCGCAAGATGACCGGGCTGGAGTAGTCAAAATGGGAGCCGAATTGGTCAGTTTCACGGTCAGCGGCTCCACCAAGCGAACAGAAGCCTTCCTCAAGAAGATGGCTTCGGGGAACCTTTACAGCTCCCTGGACTCGCTTGCCCAACAAGGCGTGTCGGCTCTGATTGCTGGCACTCCTGTTGACTCCGGACTTGCCGCTGATTCCTGGAGCTACGAAGTAGAACGCTCGGGGAGATCCGTCACGATCAAGTGGCTCAACCATGACATCGAGAATGGATTCCCGGTTGCCGTCATGCTGCAGTATGGACATGGCACGGGAACCGGCGGATACGTCGCAGGCCAGGACTACATCAACCCGGCCATGAAACCAGTTTTTGACCGCATCGCAGATCAGGTATGGAAGGCGGTGACCTCCGCATGAGCAGTATCGATGAGCGCGTTGTACAGATGAAGTTCGAGAACGCCGCATTCCAACAGGGCGTTCAGCAGACACTGCGTTCCCTCGAGGCCCTCAACAAGGGGCTTCAGCTCCAGGGCGCCACGAAGGGTCTTGCGGGGGTCTCCACCATAGCCGGGGAATTCAGCTCCAAGATGGAGCGGAGCCGTAACTCCCTCGGCCAGTTCACCTCCAGCGTTCAGCAGTCTTCGACTGTGGCGACGACCTTCGGTCAGAAGCTCAGTTCGTCCGAGGGGATCCTCGGAAAATTCTCCAGCGGATTTTCCTCGCTGGTTTCTCACGTCACGAACTTCGGTTCGAAGATCGACTCTGGCCGGAACTCTCTAGGTCAGTTCACCAGCGGACTGGGTGCTACTGCCGGACAGGCCGATCGTTCCGCGTCGTCGCTTCAGAAGATCGAAAGCGCTGTTTCCACCCTTGCCGGTAAGTTCTCGACCCTCGGGACCATGGCTACCGGTGCCCTTATGAACATCGGGGCGAGGGCTTCTCAGGCTGGTCTTCAGTTGGCTAACTCGTTCTCGTTTGCGCCCATCATGTCCGGGTTCCACGAGTACGAGACGAACCTGAACTCGATCCAGACCATCCTGTCGAATACGGCTGCCGCTGGAACGAATCTCAAGGACGTCAACGGGGCTCTCGACGAGCTGAACCACTACGCCGACCAGACGATCTACAACTTCTCCGAGATGGCGAAGAATATCGGCACCTTCACGGCTGCCGGTGTTGGTCTGAAGGAATCGACCTCCGCGATCAAGGGCATCGCGAACCTGGCTGCCCTGTCCGGCTCCAACTCGGAACAGGCTTCCGGAGCCATGTACCAGCTCTCTCAGGCTATATCCGCGGGGCGGGTCTCCCTGGAAGACTGGAACTCGGTTGTCAACGCCGGTATGGGCGGCACCGTATTCCAGCGAGCTCTGGCTCAGACCGCAGAGAAAATGGGTACTCTGAAGGACGGGGCTGTCAAGCTCACGGGGCCCATGAAGAACGTCACCATCTCGGGCAAATCCTTCCGTGAATCCATCACGGCGAAGCCAGGCCAGGAATCGTGGCTGACCTCGAAAGTCCTGACCAATACGCTGGCTCAGTTCACGGGTGACCTGACTGACGCTGAGCTAAAGGCGCAGGGCTTCAACAAGGCCCAGATCAAGTCCATCCAGTCCCAGGCTAAGATGGCTAAGGAAGCCGCCACCCAGGTCAAGACCTTTTCGCAGCTGATGGACACCACCAAGGAAGCGATCGGCTCTGGCTGGACGAAGACCTGGGAACTCATATTCGGTGACTTCACCGAAGCCAAGGGTCTGTTCACCGGGATCAGCAACTCTATCGGAAAGATCGTCGGAAATTCATCCAACGCCCGCAACAAGATGTTGTCGGACTGGAAGAAGCTGGGCGGTCGAGACGCTCTTATTAAGGGCCTGGGGAACACTTTCACAGCGCTCGGGTCTGTCATCAAACCCATCAAGGATGCCTTCAGGCAGATATTCCCGGCCACCACCGGTAAGCAACTTGCCGACATGACGAAGGCCTTCCGGGACTTCACTGCCAAACTCAAAATCGGGAGCGACACAGCTGACAAACTGAAGAGGACATTCGCGGGTGTCTTCGCGGTGTTTGGAATTGCGGTCGACATTGTCAAGGCCGTAGTTCGAACTATATTTGACTTGGTCGGAGTAGCCACCAAGGGCTCCGGCGGTTTCCTCAACTTCACAGCGAAGATCGGCGACTTCCTCGTCGCACTCCGGAACGGGATCCGGGAAGGCAAAGGCCTTACGAACTTCTTCAAGGGGCTCGGTACCGTCCTTGCTATCCCGATCAAGCTGATCCAGAAGTTCGTCGGATTCCTCGGCGACATGTTCAAGAACAGTGATTCCAGTGGCGTCGAAAAGAGCGTCGCAGGCATATCTGCTAAGCTCTCGCCTCTCGGCCATCTCGGGGAAGTAGTCTCGAAGGTCTGGGGCAAGGTACTCAACATCATGCACAATGTCGGCGACTTCTTCTCGAAGCTCGGCGATACGATATCCAAGGTCCTCAGCAACATGGGTATCGACATGTCCACGATGTTCGAAGGATTCGACTTCAAGACGCTTTTCGCCGGTCTCGACACCGGGCTGCTTGCTGGCCTGTTCCTGATCATCAAGAAGTTCCTTGGAACCTTCGGCGGCGGAGCCGGTGGGATTTTCGACGCCATTTCCGAGGGCATCGAGAACCTTACAGGCACGTTTACCACCATGCAGAGCACCCTGAAGGCTGCAACGATTCTTCAGATCGCCCTTGCTATCGGTGTCATGTCTGTATCGCTGAGCATCCTGGCAAAGATCAACCCTGACGATCTCACCAAGGCCGGAGCCGCTATCACGGTTCTGTTCGGTCAGCTTCTGGGCGCACTAGCGATATTCCAGAAGTTCATCGGTTCTGCAGGATTCGCCAAGTTGCCGTTCGTGATGGGGTCGTTGATCCTTCTCGCGGCAGCCGTTCTTATTCTGGTCCAGGCGGTCAAGCAGCTCGCAGGACTGAACTGGAACGAGCTGGCGAAGGGTCTCACCGGTCTCGGTGTCACTCTTGGTCTGCTCGTCGGAGCGCTCAAGCTGATGCCCAACCCCTCTGGAATGATATCCACCGGGCTCGGGCTGATCGCTCTTGCAGCGGCCATCAAGATCCTTGCCAGTGCGGTAACGGATCTGTCAGGTCTCGGCTGGAACGACCTCGCCAAGGGTCTCGTCGGAGTGGGTGTGCTTCTCGGAGCACTTACGCTCTTCACCATGTTCGCCAAGGCGGACGCGGGCGGTATAGGCCAGGGTCTAGGGATCATATTGCTAGCGGCAGGGATCAAGATCCTCGCCAGCGCCGTAAAGGACCTGTCGAAGATGTCGTGGGGCGATATTGCCAAGGGCCTCGTGTCTTTGGCTGGCGCTCTCGGGATCATCACCGGGGCATTGATGCTCATCCCGCCGACGGCTCCTCTGGCTGCCGCTGGTGTACTTGGGGTCGCTATATCTCTGGGTATGGTAGCCAAGGCTCTCGCCGACATGGCGCAAATGAGCTGGGCCGAAATCGGGTCGAGTCTCACTGTGATGCTCGGTTCGCTCGGCATCATCGCAGCCGC